TCCGTTAATTCCTTTCCAAGTATTCTCTGTGTCATCTACTTTTACTTCTTTGTTCTTTACTACTAATGCTAAAACTAATATTATCACTAATGATATTAAAGCTACTCTTTCTATTTTTTTATCCATAGTTTCTTTGTTTGTCTTTTAAATTGATGAATAAACAAGACAAATTAATTGCCAAACTACTAATAATGTGGATATTATAACAAATACCACTAGAGGAAAAACACACCCATACATTGCTTGGTCATCTTGTTTCATAATTCTTTATAGTATTTAGAACCAGTGTTCTTTGGTTCATATTTTTTGTTATTATTATAGTCACCAGACTTTCTTGATCTCATCTCACCAGTATCAGGATTTCTTTCATAGATTTTATCTACAAATATACCTTCTGTTACAGATACAACTTTGTCCATGTTTTTTACAAGCTTTTCATTTGCTTTGGTGACTCTATTGCCTCTAATAGATCCCATTACTATAAGCACTGATGCTATAAATAGTACATAATATATAAATATTTCCATAATCATTTTTTTAGTGTTTCAGATAGCAACGGTGCTATAGTTTCTTTTATTTTATTTATTCCATGTTTTTTAACAGCATCAGATAGATCTTTTTCAATTTCTAAATAAGTACCGTGAATTTTATAGTGTAATAAATACTTATTTATTGCAGCATGTCCTGCTTGATCATTATCAAATAAAGTAATAATCTTTTTAAATTTACTTTTAAGATTATTTATTAAATAGGGTTTAATCATTGTATTTTCACTGTCTGGTGCAATTACTTCAACATTAAAGTTGAACTGTCTTAAACACATTGCATCTTTTAGAGATGAACAAATAATTAAATTTGGTTTTGTATATACAAGTTGATCTAGACCTTGTGTGTATGGTCTAACTTTAATGAACTTATAATTTTTTTGAGATGGTTGGTAGATTTTATATATTAAGCCATTCTTGTCAAAGTATCCATACATCTGCTTATTTCTAATAGTAATCTTATCAAATGAGTTATCATCCTCCTTAATCATATTATAATACTCAATTGGGTATACATTAAACTCTTCAAGAATAGAGGCACCAATGTTAAATGATAACCAAAAGTCAACATCCTCATTATACCATCCTCTTTTCTTTATAAAATCAACTTTATATTTTGCAGCTGGAGTACATTCTATTCTATCATGTTCCCCGTGCTTAAGGATATACTTATTGTAATCCTCAATTATACGAAATAATGCTTGTGAGAAATTTAATTTGAAAATCTCTTGAACTAAATCTATTGCACTACCCTGGCTTCCTGAACTAAAGTCTTTAAATCTATAATCTCCTGTAGTTTTTCCATAGTATATAAACATACTTGGGGTTCTCTCAGTAGGATTAAAAATAGATTTAACTTGTAAATCTTGTCCAAATAGTCTTTCTGGTAGGTCTAGATAGAATTCAAATACCCAAGCAGTATTAACATCTTTCTGATCTTTTATAAAATTCTTTGTACTTATCATAGTTAAAAAAAGGGGACAGTTTCCCATCCCCCTTATTTATTTAAATATTAAAGCTCAAAGTCTCCTCCTGTTGACCCATTTGTCTTTGGTTCAAAAGAAGTAGATTCTTGCTTTTTTGCTATAGCTCTAATATGCACTGATGCATCAAAGTTTAATAATCTTGTAGTCATAGGTTTTAGATTTTCAAGTCCAACTCCTTCTTTAGAGATTCTTGGAATGTAAAGATCATTATTTATATAACCTTCTTTGTTTTCCCATTCTCTTGATGCTAAACAACTATTCATCCATTCAGAACCTTTTTCATTATCAGTGAATAAAGATGCACATTGAGTCATAAAGTCTTCAATTGTTGCTGCTTCAATAGAATCTAAACCATCTCTCATATCAAGAACTTCAGATAAGAATATCATAGATTTAAGAATCTCTTGATCTTTACTGATTTCTCTACCACTTGGTAATGTTGCATCCTTAAATGGAAATGGACTCATTCTAACTCTACCAACTTGACCTTCATATCTTCCTAATGAGGAATTGTTTTGATCTCTTAAGAAACCTTCAAACTCTCCTGTTACAGGACGGCTTTCTATATGCAACATAATATTATGTGCTTCAGAATCATATGGTGTTAAATCATATGTGATCTTGTTGATTTTGATTTCATGGTTTCCAGGTCCAAGAACTGGTCTTGCTTTTCCTGATCCTGCTTGTAATCCCTTTGTGTTTAACATAACTTTCTTTTTTAAATTTAATTCATTCATATTACTTTTTTTTAAGATTCATACTTTGTTATACAGTCTTTTACAAACTGTAAATCATTTTCTATAAAGGATTCCTCAAACATTTCCATAGGAGACTTACATGTGTTTTCTCCATTGTTCTGTGTATCAAATCCATATTCTAATTTGTCCTCACTCTTCTTTACTCTACCAAATAATACTATAGAGAAAAGGCCTTCCAAAGTTAATGTATTATCTATCATTTTACCAATAGTTTTAGCTTTAACTTTTCTGTTTCCGTTTACATCTGTTGTTTCTTCTGAATGTGTTAAGAAAAAGACATATAAATTATCTCTCAGATCTTTTGGCATCTTAGCAACTTGTGCTAAATTAGCTGCAATCTGTGTAAACTTATCATATCCTTTTTCATTTGCTCTATCAAAATATTCAAATGAACTCATATACTGCCAATCATCTATAATTAAATTAGTGATGTGTGGCATCTTATCATTAACATGCTGTATTGCTTTAATTATACCTGGAGCTGAAGAAGCTGAGGTCATGTTACCTTTTGGATTGTCTTTAGAAATATTTGAATAGTTCTTCTTCCAACCTTTAAAAGGTAATGGTTTGTTAGCAATGTTAATAATGAATGTTTCTTTTGGATCTAGGTTTCTCATACTTGTTGACTTACCTGTCCCTGAGTCTGCTATGACTAATACGCTGTGTGCCATTTATTTATTTAATTTTTGATTAATACTTAGTAATGCTTTTTCTATTCCTTTTAGTACATCAACTATCCCTCTTTCAGTTTCTGGGTTAGGTAATGAATCAAAAGCTTTTTGTTCTACTTCAGGATCTCCACTATTTAATGGTAATCCTTTTCTGTCAGTAACATCATTTATAACTTTCAATTTAGATACAGGAACAATATGTCTTTGAAATCCAGAGTTACTAGTTATCAATTCATAATCATCTTTCCAATTCTTATTATTTTTTAACAAGTATAATGTTCTCTTTGGATCCTCAGTACTATAATCTATACTAACAAACTCAGTATAAATATCTTTATTTGGGATTAATTCACTAGGAAAGAATGTTATATGTAAATCATCTTTCCCTGGTGGCCTGTATGCCATCTTTGGTATATATAGAGAATTATTTACACTATCTAAATATAGATTGTGCTCTTCTCTTAGTTTAAGTACTTTTGCTTTACGTTCTTCTGGTGTCATATATTATCTTCTTTGTTGTTGTGGTGGAGTATCCATTTCATGTATTTCCATTCTTTCAAATGCTGCTTTAAAGAATGACATACGTGCATCACCATTCCTTGCTTTAAGGAAGTGAAGTACTAAAGTTTTATCATCATCTATTATAAATCTATCAGGACCATAAAACTTAATTTTTTGTTTAGCAGGTCTATTGATACCTATTAGAGTATCTGCATGTTGCAACATTGCATCTGAACCAAATATATCTGATTCAAGTACATAGTTTCCATACTTACCATCTACTGCTCTATCAGGATTATCAATATTTCTATTGAGTTGTGATAATGCAATAAACATTATAGGATATTCACGCTTAACTTGAGTGAAGAATTCACCTAACTCAAATAACATATCTAACCTGTTGTTTTGATAGGGTGCTCTCTTTACTAGAATAGTATGGTCTAGAGTTACAATAGTTTTTTTACCTTTATGCTCATTCATATATGCATCAATCTGTTCCCTCATCTGATTAACAGTCATTGGAGTAGATATAATATCAACTGGATTTGTAACTCTAGTTTTAGCATATGCATGACATTTGTCAAAAGTAGATTGGTCCAATACAGTACCAGCACTACATAATTGTTTATATGTCTGACCTGTAAGTGATGAGAATTCTCTAATAGCTGAAGTTCTACCTACCATCTCAAATTGAAATTCTAATACACGGAAATCTTCTTCAGGGTTATGTATAAATGATTCTCTTATGATTTGATCTTTAATCAAAGTTTTACCTGAACCAGGTCTTCCACCAATTACTGTAAGAGTGTTCCATTCTAATCCATCTGTTATAGCATCATTAAATTTAGGCCAAGGTGTTTGTATTGACTTTTCTTTACCTGACTGTCTGTCAAGCATATATTTAAGTGCTTCATTAAAGGCCGTATATTGACCTCCCCATGCTTTTTTATCTGTCATACTACATTATCTTTAAAATGGTTAGGTTGATCAATTATTCCATCTCTGATCATATCACAGTAATCTGCTAGATCAGAATGTTTGATTTTGTTTTTGTCTTGTTTTGAAATAAAGTATTGACTATTCTTCATATATAAGTATTCTTTATCTTCAAATTCATTAACATACATTCTTGAAGCTTTAATGATTTCTTCCCATGTAAAGTCATAACATTCAAAGAACCATCTAAATGCTGTCTCTAAACTTCTTATGTTCTGTCTTGCAGGTGTACCACTTGGTAACTTCCCTGGAGGAAATACATTCCTATAATTTTCTAACTTATCTGCAAAGTCTTTACCCATTAGTTGGATATTTGTTTTCTTCTTTGCTCTTACAAAATAGTTGTCATACTTTCTTATGATGCCTCTACCACTAGTAGTGACTGTATAACTTGTTTTATTTTCTTTTTTATGTTGAGCTACATATCCTTCCTTTACTAAGAACCCTACTTGTGACATT